CGCACGATGATGTGTTCCAATACTGTGAGGAAAACAATGTGCCAATTCAAACTAGCCGATATGAAAAGGTAAATGGCAAGTGGTCAGAGAAGGTTGACCGAACACACAATTGTGACTATGTTCATGCTTGTACTGCTTGTATTGACCGTAGGGAGTCGGCCCCTAAATTTGTGCATTGCCCAAAGCTGGACTGCACAATTGAAAACATTTCACAACGAGTACTGTGGTTTGACCAAAGTATTCCATCTTTCATGAAAGACTAATAATATGCCATACGGACAAGGACAGATGCTAGGAGCGGGTGTAGACCCACGGATGTTTGTGCAGGATTACTCTGGCTTCACAAGGGCTGCGGAGATCCAAGCACAGGGGATGCAGAACCTTGGGGCTACCATTGGTCAAGGCATTAAGGACTTTGGAGAGGCTCGCCAAGAGCGCAAGAAGATTGATGCCGAAATTAAGGCCACCTCTGCTGGTATTGAGTCTGCAATCAAAATGGGTAAAGACTTGGGTATTGACATCGGAAGTTACTTGTCACCAATCCAAGCCAAAATTAACGACCCAAATACATCTCCAGCGGAGGCATTGGCACTTGGTAGAACTGCTGCTCAAGGTATCTCAAACGCATTCACCCTTGGAATTGGGGCGCAAGATAGAGCTATTCAACAAGAGCGTCAGCGTTCTGAAAATGCCTTTAAGCTCGCCAACCTAGAAGTGGCGCAGCAAAGAGCCAATATATATGGGCAAAAAGCTCAAGCTGAAGCGTCTAAACTCACCAAAGGTACTTTGTCGTTTTTTGATCCAGATACCAATCAAAGTGAGGAAATGGATGTGAATTACGACCCACAAGGTCGCCCTCGCGTAATTGGCACTGGGGAGCTTATTGTAGATCCGGTAAAAGTTAAATACGGAGAGGGTGGAGTTGAAAAACCCCCAGAAACATCTCAAGTTGGCGGAATTTCTGATTCTATTGCTAAGGCCTCACAATTAAACATCAACCAGCCGCCAAGCAATGGGGCATTTGGATTTACAACTAAAACTAGAGATGAACTTGGTAGGTCGTCAATTGGTTCAAGACAGGTGTCATTAGACTTTAACGCTGCCGCCAGCAAAGACGCCAAGGGAATTGAAATAATTATTCCAAATGACGCTACCCCAGAAGAAAGAAATGCCGCCAACAGGTATGTCCAATTGACTCAAAAGTTTTTTGCTGATAGGGGGCTTAATCGGCCAATTCGCGGAGTGCGAACGGCAAAAGAAAATGGAAGAGGAACGCCTGGTAGATTCCATACTGAACCATTTTTTGTAGGAGATGGAGAAGCCCGTAAGATTATGGAAAGCGATCCAGATGGGTACGCTCAAGTTTTGGCTAATGCTTTCAACGGCGTTCAAGGAGTTACATTTATTGCTCCACATAAAAAAAATGATCCTGGAGCATCTGACGGAAAATTTAATGAACGAGATTTCGCCAAAGGTTCTATCATCCCGGCACTTGAGCGGCTGAGTCAAGGTGACCTCTCCCAACAAGCGATGGGTGCACCGGAACAGCAAGCCGAAGTAGCAAGACAAATTGAGCAAGGTGCTGGAATGCAGATGGTTCAAGCCGGTGGTGGAATGCCAACTGAGCCAAGTCTAGCGCAACAGCAGCCGCAACTCCCAGCAAGAAGGCAAGTTGTTGCCACAAGACCAGTCGGTGGTGGACAACAGCAACAAGGAACTATTATGACCCAGCAACAAGTTAACGAACTTGAAGCAAGTGGCAGACAGGTTTCTGCTGTTCCTACGCCAGATGGAAACTTTAGGGTTACTAGCGTTAGAACTGGGACTCCTCAAATGGGATTTGAAATGACCTATGATGAACAAGGTCGTCCAATTCTAAAACAATCCGCAACAGGAGTTGGGGCGGCTCCAAAGGTTGGAGAAGGTCAAATTTTATCTACTGACGCAAGCGGAAGGCCATCCATTGTTAATATTCCAGGAGGAAAAGCTGACATTGAGGCTCAGAAAACGGCGCAAGCAGCAGAAAACGAAAGGAAATTTGAACTTGATCGGGCTGGCATCGTTCTTTCAGAAATTGACAAACTAATTGGTTATGCTGGTGAAATGAGCCGCCTTCCAGGTGCAAGCACCTATAGAAAATTTGCTCCAATGGCTGGATTCGAGGGTGCGTCTGAAGTAGAGAACACCCTTGACACAGTTAAAGCTGGATTTAGATTTGAAACGCTCCAACGGCTCAAGGAGGCTTCTCCAACAGGATCTAGTGGACTTGGTGCAGTAACTAAGCCAGAGTTTGATGCACTTGCTGAAGAAAAAGGTAAGTTGACGCAAGTCGGTGACCCAAGAGAATTGCAACGAAGGGCCACAAACTACAAGAAAATGGTTCTTGATACAATTCACGGATCTAAACAAGATCGTGACAAATTACTAAAAGAAGGTAAGATCACTAAGGAATCTTATGATGCAGTTGAGTCATTGTATCCAGGATTCCAAAAGAAACAACCGCTTGCCCCAGAGGTCATGGAGATTAGGAAAAGACTACTTGGAGAATAAAAATGTCAAACACAGACCTATCGCTTCTTGAGCTTAAAAGAACCAAAGCTGATGTTCTTTCTAGGATACAGCAACTTGACGCAGAGGTGACTCAATTAGGACAAACTGATCCTATCGCCGCTGAAAAACTCAAAGAACAGGCAATTCCGCTATTTAGTGGTCTTGATGAAATCGACTCCCTGTCTAAGTCTTTGACCGACAAGCTGACTTCAAAGATTGCTGATGGTTCGTTTCTAACCGAAGACTTGGAAACAGTTGAAGGAAGCGTTCCTACAACACCAGAGGCTATTTCGCAAAAACTTAAATCTGGAATCTCAACGCTTCTTGATGCGGATGTCGACCTTGAGTCTGGACTGGATTCCGACACAAGGTTTGGTCTTGCATTTAAGACAGACGACAACAAAGCTAAGTATTTGGCTGAAAAGTTTGGGCCAGAGAACATCAAGACTTTGAATGTTCTTGGTTCTCCAATGCAATTAGTGAAGGATGAGTCTGGCAAGTGGAAGGCAACCGATGAGTTTGGTCTGTCACTAAAAGACGCTATTGATGTTTCTGGTGAAATTTTCCCAATGGTTTCAAGTGGAGTTGGTGGAGCTGGTGGTCTAGCTCTCTCCAAAACGCCAAGTGGTGCGACTGTTGGTAGTGCTGCTGGATATACATTCGGAGCCGCGCTGCAAGACCAGATTGCAACAGCGTTTACTGGGACTGGCCCAAGTTTCCTTGAGGCAATCCCAGAAAGGGCAACGCAAGCTACTGTAGGTGCACCCATTGAATATGGGATGATGAAGTTGATTAGCCCAATCGGAATGGGAGTAGCAAAGTCAAGAAAGGGATTTTTAAGTGAAAGACAAGCCCTTCTGGAAAAAGATGAGGCTTATTTGAAAAGTAGGGGTTATGACATTAGTTTAGCCAATATAGCCAAGGGCAGCGAAGAAAAAACCTTGAGGCGGCTCCAGCTAGCATCAAAACTCCCAAATTACCAAATTGGCAAAGATGTTCTGTATGGTGCAAAAAGGCTAGAGGCCATTAAAAACAGCGCACTATCTACTGCTCAAAAAAGTAGCATGATGTATGATGATACCCTTAAAGCATTGGCCCATGAAAAGGAGATGCTTGAGGGTACTCTTGCGCTGTATGATAAGGATTTAGCTAGGTCGGTAGCACTACAGTACGACGACGAGATCTACAAATTTATGTCTCGTCCTCGTCAAGATAAGACAAGTGCTGGGGAGTTTATTTTTAATGAAATAAAGGCTGGTAGGTCTGCGGCTAATAAAATTAAAGATGAGGTCTATACCCCATTTTACCAGAAAACAAGGGACATGGGCTTGTCCGTTGACCCAATAGAAGTAGCAAAGGCTATTGAGGGTCAGTACTATCAAGACATTGTAAGAAGCCCGCAGCTAAAAGTTGAGATAGACAGATTATACCAAAGGCCAAAAAACTTAAAGAAGATAGAAAAAATAGACAAAAAGCTAGAAAATAGCAATCTATCCGAAGACGCTAGGCAAAATCTCCTCAGACAGAGGCAAAGTCTTGAAAGCCTATCTGGGGATCTTGATGCGAAACAGTTGGATACTGTCGTAAAGATATTTAGAGAAGCCGTCCCAGAGGGAGGGACTGTAGGCGGCACGACAAAAGAAATAGCTGCAGGTCGCGCTTCAAAAACAGTAGCGCAACTTAGGGATCAGTTGTACGCTGACAATGGGCTGCTTGATGAGTGGAATTATGCCACGAATGTGCTGCAACAAAGGCTTGGATATAACGAGCAACAACTAGGATCTATTCTTAGAGAGACTCTTGGTCGTTCAGATATGACCGGCAGTCAGATCAATGAAACTATTTTATCAGACCCACGCATTGTTGGCGATGTGTTAAACGCCGTATCTCTTGCTGGGCCAGAAAAAGCATTTCAAGTTGCAGGCAAACTTCAGCAAGCGTATCTTGAAAAAATTGGAGTCGCTAGTAGGCGCAAGGGGTTTGTTGATAAATTTGATTTTGACCCAGAAATTGTAACCAGAATTTTTGGAATCGGCGAAAATGGAAAAGTTAATCCAATTTACGGTCAAAATATGGTTAAAAAACTTGAGAATCTTCAAGATGCTATAAGCAAGGCGAAAATTGACCCAAGTAAAATTGATATTTCTGACCTCCAAGAGCTACAAGGCACATTGAGTGAGGATTCGATAAAAAAGATAACCAATATTATAATCGAAAAAGGAAAGACCACAAAAAAACTCGACGAATTTAAGAACAATGCGCTTCTTAACGGGGCTATGAATGGTCACAGGGAGGCGATTGAACGGGGCGAGTTTCCAGCCGCAATGTGGTCTGCTAAACCAGATATGGTTAGAAAGGCGTTGTCTAAGTTTGGCCCTAAAGACCAAGAGATGCTCCGAGGTGACTTCATTGAGCACTTTTTCGGGAGGTACCCAGCGGATCAATCCGCAAAATTCGGAGATGCTAATCTTTGGAATGCAAATCAATTTCTAAAAGATGCTTCTCAAAATCCATCGATTATTGCAAATATGCGAGCTGTTGTTGGTGACGAATTTACTGATGATATTCTAGCTGCATCCAGGATGATGGATTTAGTGAAAAAGCCAACCGTGCCATTTGAGGGCAAGGTCGCTGGTGCAGTTATAAACGAAGGTGGCGTTAAGGGTTACATTAACCCAATGACATATATTCGCCCGTTTAAAGATAGATTTGCTGCTGCGGCGTATCGAGTGCAGAACGGCAAGCCATTCAAGAAGTACTTAAAGGACATTGGTCGCAAGGAATTGACTCCAGAACAAATGGAGCAATACACTCAAGGTATTGTCAACGGCGTTCTTGCTACATCGCAGGGGATTCAAGCCTTAACTCAAACTGGAAAGTACGATCCAGAATGGTCTGCTGAACTTGGTAAAATAATGGGAACAATTCCAAAAGAAACTCTTGAATACCGAGAGCAATTTGGTGTTGAGCGACCATTCCGTGAACGATAAGCACCACGCAAATGAAGACCAAAAGTAAAAAGCAAGTAGGCTATCTACTCAGTAAGGGTTCTCCGCTTTCCTCGACGCAACAGAATAAGCTCAAAAAAGAGTTGCACTCTGGGGCCGTTAAGGTTAAAAACGGCAAGAAGACCAAATGAGCGACGAAGACCTATCAGCGATTGATAGTAAAGAGGCAATGAAAGAGTTCTTCCTTGAGGTCAAGGAGAGGGCTAAGCAATTCCCTCGGAATACTATCGAGAACTATAACCCGAATGTGGCGGCACAGATCCTCTGGATGCTGGCGCAGGGTGGGCGTATCAATGCTATTGCCAAGAAGTGCAAGGTGACGCATGAGACTGTCCGTGCGCTAGAGTGGAGGCATAACGACACGCTGGAGTCTAAGCGCAAGGAGTTCTCTAAACGATACGCCATTGCTGCGGCTGAGTACACCGACCTTTTGTTCGAGAAGGCAGAGCAACTGAGCCGTGACCCAGACCAGCTCAAGGCTATCTCACCAGACCGATTGGCGTTGACTATTGGAATTATGACCGATAAGGCTGGACAGCTTTCTGGCATGGCTAGTACCATTGTAGAGCATCGCAAGGGGCCGTCTATTGACGATGCGGCTAAGATGATCGCGGAAGCCAAGTCTAGGATTGCCAATAAAGTCAAAACTCAAGCGGTAGAAGCCGAAATCGTAGAATGATAGCAGAACCAGAATCAAGATACGCTGATTACGCTAAGGATGGAGGCAACCTCGTTCGCCACTACATGGTCGAGCATGACGGCGTTCAGCACAAGTGCCATACCAGCGTTTACGCTTCGTATCTAGCAGAGAAGTTCAACGCTAAGATTTGGAATGTGGTGCTGGAAAAGTTCGTCAAACCCTTCATTGGCGTATGCAAACATTGCAAGAAGCGTCGAGAGCTTCACTTTGTTGACGGGAATAGAGGATCATTTCCAGCGGAGGAGGATACATTTGGATGTGAGGAATGCGGGAGCGTTTACAGGATTGTTGACATCCTTATGGAGACAGACGCATACAAAAACAAGTAATGCAGTGGCGCAAACATCCAATCCTTCAGCCTCCCAGCGATGACGAGGTAGCCTTGATGGAGCCAGATGATCTCATTGAACTTCATCGGATTTACCATGAGGCTATCGAGAACGCCGAGAAAGATCCATTCCGATACGGGTTTAGGCTTCCGCATTGGGAAAAAGCTGAAGAGCAATTGTCGCAAGTCTCTGAGGTTCTAGCACTCGGAGGGAATCGCAGCGGCAAAACTGCGTGGGGTTCTTACTGCGTGGTCAAAGCCGCCATCGAAAACCCAAAATCAGAGATCTTCTGTTTCGCTCAGACCTCGGAGGTCAGTATCCGCCAGCAACAAAGCGCAGTATGGAACTGGTTGCCGCATGAGATGAGGACAAAGCAAACCTCGGCTAATGCCTACATCTCGTACACGAAGAAGAACGGTTTTACAGACAACTCGTTGATCCTGCCCAATGCTTCACAGATCATCTTTAAGACATATTCTCAGTATCAGAATAACCCCACTATCCTAGAAGGCGCGGAGCTTGGTAGCCGTGACCCCCAGTGGCACAATATTGGCGTATGGCTCGATGAGTACCTTCTAGGAAACGAGCTAATTGACACCCTACGCTTCCGTCTCGCTACCCGCAATTCCAAGATGCTGGTAACATTCACTCCGATTGACGGGTGGACTGAGGTGATTAAGGAATACTTAGATGGTGCTACAAGCGTCCAGAGCGTTGAGGCTGAGCTGCTCAACGGCGAACTTGTCCCCTATGTCCAACGGAGTAAAAAGCGCAACGCCAGCGTCCACTACTTCCATAGCAAGGATAACCCTTTCGGTGGCTACGAGCGAATCAAGGAGACCCTAGTTGGAAGGCCTCGGGAGGAGA